TATGGCAAGGAAGATTTGTTCATCTACATCGGCTCTGCTGCTGCTAAGTTCTACGTTCAAGCATTAGGAGGATTTGCTGCTAGTGGTCTTGGAGCTAATGGTGTTAACAATATGGGAACACAATGGTGGAACAACGGAAGTTTGACTGTTAATGGAGTTAAAATCTTTGTTTGCCCTGGAATGTCTGCTAACAAGATGGTAGCTGCACAAAGAAGCAACTTGTACTTCGGTACTGGACTTCTTAATGACACTCAAGAGGTAAGAGTTCTTGATATGCAAGATTTGGATGGTTCGCAGAATGTTCGTATGGTAATGCGATATACTGCTGGTGTTCAGTTCGGAGTTGCTGAAGATGTAGTTCTTTACGCATAATATTGAATAATAACATAAAAGAGGGTAGGTGGAGTTTACTACCTACCCTTTTTTTTTAAAAAAATAAATAACTATGGCTTGCTTAATAACATCAGGAAGAAAAGTACCTTGCAAATCAGCGTTTGGAGGCATTAAAAGAGTTTACTTTTGTAACTACGGAGATGCTACTATTACGTTAGATGCAACTACTAAAGAAGTTGAGACTCTCACTATGGATGGTTCTACAACATTTTTTCAATATGATGTAAAAGGAAATTCTAGCCTTGAGACTACAATAACTAGCTCAAGAGACAACGGAACAACTTTTTACACACAAACACTTAATTTGACTCTGCCTTACTTAGACAATTTAACAAAGAACGAAGTTCAGTTGTTGGCTACTGGCAGACCTCAGATGATTGTAGAAGATTATTACGGAAACAGATTCTTCTGTGGATATGAGAATGGTATGGACTTAACTGGTGGCACTATCGTAACTGGTGCTGCTGCTGGAGACCTATCAGGATTTACATTGACAATGGAAGGAATGGAAGAATTTGCTCCATATTTCTTAGAGGCTGCAGTCACTATTAGTGTCGGTTCGCAGATTGACCCAACATCTGCCGCAGTACCTCAACCTTAATATTTAATTATATTAAAATCAAGACCCTACTTCGGTAGGGTTTTTTTTGCTTTATACTTTTACAAATTCACTTAATTCTTTCGTTATATAAGTATGATTGTATTAAAAACATCAGCAACTGCTCAAACCATCTCTGTAATACCTCGCAGATATGAAAAGTTTTTTAAGATGTCAGTTCGTGATGACTCTACAAATGTTACTGTAGAATACGATGTAAATAGTGCTACTATATCAGGTAACTATTACACATTTAACAATATTTTTTCTCCTGTTTTAGTCGAGGGGCATTTCTACGATTTAGAATTATATGCTTCTTATGATTTTTGGAATACAAACTACTCATTATGGCAAAATTATGATGTCTTATGGCAAGAAGATGCAGGATTCAAAGGTATAATATACAAAGACAGAATATTTTGTACTGACCAAGATATTGAACAATTTGAAAATGATTACTATGAACTAAATGAAGGTCAATACACACCTAGTACATCAGGAAATAATGACTACATTGTAACACTATGAAGAATAAAAGAACAAGAAACAATTTAGGGCAATTCGCAACAGAATCAAAAGTTTCTGAATATGGATTTGTAAACCTAAGCACCTACACAAGTCCTGAAATAAAAGAAATACGAAACAAAGGATGGGTAGAATACGGAGCAGACAATGACTATTTTCAGTTCCTTATAGACAGATACAATGGCAGCCCAACTAATAATGCTGCAATAAACGGAATCAGTCAAGCTATCTATGGAAAAGGACTAAACGCTACTGACTCAAACAGAAAGCCTGAAGAATATGCTCAAATGATTTCTTTGTTTCACAAGGATTGTGTCAGAAAACTTTGCTATGACTTGAAACTAATGGGTCAATGTGCTATGCAAGTAATATATTCTAAAGACAGAAGTAGGATTGCACAAGTAGAACATTTTCCTATTGAGACATTAAGAGCAGAAAAAGCAGATGAGAAAGGCGAAGTTCCAGCATATTACTATTTCAAAGATTGGTCTAAAATAAAGCCAAGCGATAAACCAAGAAGAATACCAGCTTTTGGTAAGTCTAATGAGAACATAGAAATTATGTACGTTCAACCCTATCGCGCAGGATTCTACTATTATTCTCCTGTGGATTATCAAGGTGGATTACAGTATGCGGAACTAGAGGAAGAAATTTCTAATTTTCATTTGAATAATATTATGAATGGACTAAGTCCATCAATGCTTATTAACTTCAATAATGGTACACCTAACCAAGAAGAAAGACAACTAATAGAAAGCAAGATTGCAAACAAGTTCTCAGGAACCATCAGCAGATATAACACCTATTCAGTTGTCGGATGCGCACAATCAATACCAATTCCTATCAGACGAATCTTCCAAAAAGATAATGGTAGCACACAGGATTGTCAGCCCAATGCTTTTAGGTATTAAAGATGGCACAGGGTTAGGCAACAATGCCGATGAAATTAAAACCGCATCTCTTTTGATGGATAACACAGTTATTAGACCTTTTCAAGAACTTTTAATTGATTCCTTTGATAAAATACTTGCGTATAATGATATTGCTTTAAATCTGTACTTTACAACTTTACAACCATTAGAATTTACAGAGGTAGATTCTGAGGTACAAGATGATGAAACCATTGAAGAAGAAACAGGGGTTGAAATGGAAAATGAAGGTTATGACCTTAAAAAAACAAAAAGTCCTTGTTGGGATGGTTATAGACAAGATGGTTATAAAAAAGGAAGAACAGGCAAAAGAGTTCCAAATTGTGTTAAAATTAAAAATGATGAATATGCAGAAGTAGGTGAAAGGGGTGGAATAAGAAAATCACCAAAAGCTCCAAAAGGAGATACGCCTAATCCTAATCCAAAAGGAAAAGGTACTGCAAAAGGAGATGCATCAACTAGTAAAGGCGCAAAGGTTAGTAAAAAAGATGAAGCCACTTTACAAAAAAAATCAGATGATTTTAATGAAAGATATAAAAAGAAATTAGGTTACGGTGTAACAATAGGTCAATTAAAAAGTGTTTACCAAAGGGGTTTAGGTGCTTTTAATGTATCTCACTCTCCTAAAATAAAATCAGCTTCAGCTTGGGCATTGGCAAGGGTTAATGCTTATTTATATTTAGTTAAAAATGGTCGACCTCAAAATGCTAAATACACACAAGACAATGATTTATTGCCAAGTAAACATCCTAAATCATCGGTAAAAAATAGTGAAGATTTAAATTTAAAAACTATTGATGGCGAAATAGTATATAAAACAAAAGAAGAAGCAGAAGAAGCCGCCATTAAAAAAGGATGTGAAGGTTATCACGAACACGAAGAAGATGGCAAAATTTGGTTTATGCCTTGCGAATCTCACGATGAGATAAAAAGACCAAAATTATCTGATGATTTAGGGCACGAAATTCTTAATTCACTTCAAGGAGAAAAAATAAGTAAAGAATGGGTAGAGGTAGATGTTCTTGAAGAAGGAGAAAATATTTCTGATGAAGATTGGGCGAATATCTGTATTAAAGAAAAGAAAAGCCTACTTAGAAAATTAGCAGATGAAATATATTCTAAAAATAATGGTAGTGCTTTTAGTTACTTAGATAGCAAAAACTATAAAATTAGATATAAGTATGCAGTAGGCTCTCGTAAGCCTATGGAAAAAGGAAATAAATCAAGAGATTTTTGTGAAAATATGATGAGACTATCTCGTGATGGTGTTGTATATCGTTTAGAAGATATAGATAGAGCTTCAAGAGATGGTGTCAATAAGCAACTTGGACACAAAGGAGAAGCCTATGATTTATTTAGGTTTAAAGGCGGCATTTATTGCAGGCATAAATGGGTAAGGGTTTTGTATAGATTAGAAAGCAATACAGAGCCATCTGAAAACCTTGATGCTTATAAGAGAACACGAACCATACCAAAGAGTTATATTAAGAATCCAAGAGGTACAAAAGATTCAATGATTGCACCTGAAAATATGCCCAATAGAGGGGCATACCCTAAATAGAAACTATGGCTACAAAATTATTCATAAATCGTACTGACCTTGTCCGTAATTCTATTATGGATGGGAATATCAATACAGACAAGTTTATACAGTTCATTAAACTGGCTCAGGAGATACACATACAGAATTATATGGGTACAGAACTATATAATGAAGTTTTAGGACTTATTCCTACTGATATAGATTTACCAGCTAACGCAAAGTTTAAAACGCTTCTAACAGAATATATTCAGCCAATGCTAATTTGGTTTGCACAGGTCGACTATCTTCCATTTGCAGCTTACCAAGTTCGCAATGGAGGTGTCTATAAACATACTGCTGAAAATTCAGAATCTGTAAGCAAGAACGAAGTTGATTATTTAGTAGAAAAAGCAAGAACAAA